GGCAAAGAATATAATGTAAATCGAATTCTAAAAGATGGTAAAAATTTTATCTGTTTATCTGATATGAAACAAGCAGGATTTGATGTTGGATATAATGAAAGAACTAAAGTTCCATCATTTGGGGTATCTTCTAAAAAGGATACTATGATTATTGATGGAAAAAATGTTACTGTACATAAAATTTTAAAATCAGACGAAAATTATATAAGACTTAGAGACTTGGAAAATATTCTCAATATCAGCTATGATAATATTAATAAAAAAGTTACCATTGATGTAAAATAATTTATTGTAAATTTAAGGAAATTTGTTTTTTTCAAAGGTATATAAATCTATTTGTATACCTTTGATTTTTACTTATAGCATATAAATAAAAATCCAAATCTATCTTTGGCTGCTTATTTATGTGCTATAATAGATACCATAAAATATAATTTTATAATAAATTTGAATTGTGAAATTAAGTCTTTAATAATACTTATTTTATAGGGTTTATAGAACTCTGCGGCTATTTCTTAGTTGATTTTGATACCTATTTTGATACCAATTAGATAATAAAGTTTAATAAAATATAACAAATTTTAACGAATTCAAGAATTCTTACAGTTGCTAAGAATAGTTAAAAAAGCTGATATTTATAAGGTTTTTAAGGTGTTTTTTCGCTTTGGTTAATATTAGGGTTTGTTAACATAATATTTCCGCATTTTCAAAATTGCCTCCATCGTATAGAGTCTTCGGCTTTCCCACTCAACAGTCATTTGTACATTACCGCTTTCAGCCTCCGTAATTCTTGACCCTTTTACATAAAACGATTTTTCTGTCTCAGAGCCGTCCTCATTTATAATGGTTACCTTATTCCGGTTTCGCTTGAGTTTCTCCATAACTTTAAGCACCATACTGTGAGCTCCCTGTGTGTCCTTATGAAAAAAATTAATATTCCATACATATGTCAGTTTATACGTGCTTAAAGTATCGTTATCTGTCTCAATCTCAGGAACCGGAAAATACACCGCCGGAACAAGAAAACCTTCCGGTATTTCCTCGTAATAGGGATAAGGATTTTCTGAGGCATCGAGAACAAATCTCATAACACTTGCCATTTCCTGTTCAATCAAAAAAATCACTTCCCCATTAAAAATAATTTTTTATAAACTGTCTCATTTTCGCTTCCATAAGACCCGGCAGCATTTTCTCAACTGTCATTACAGCCTTATCCCAATAAGGTTTTCCGTCTACAAAATCCGCTTTCAAGACCATACCGCCTTTCGCTGATTTATCATAAATAAAACGCTTCCCTTTCCAATATCCAGGAACAAATCTCCGCTCCACTCCGGGAGGACAAGTTCCGTGTCCGTCATTAACATACTTAGCGTAATTTACGCTTGTTCCCACTTCAAGAGTTAAACTTCCTTCTTTAAGTTTCCAGATATTATTTTCATTGTCTTTGTTAAAACTTTTAAGAAGCTGTCTTGAATCCATTACCTTACGTCTTACAATCTCATCACGCAAAACCCTTAAAAACTCAACACCTATTCCATTCAGAAACAATTTAAGTTCTTTTTCAATATCGCCGTTTCCCAATTTATCAACACTCTCAAAGAACCTTTTCATATCATTGACATCAATATTAATAACAGCCATTACAGTGCTTTTTGCTCCCTTATTTTTTTAATATTGACAAAAATATGGTGATTTCTGATATTGTGAGGTTCTTCAGCCGTATACTCAAAACCGGTATAACAATCAACGATTTTATCATTAATCCTTATATCAGTTCCCATAGGCAAAGTGAGTTTTATTTTTGCTTCCATATTGTTAGCGGGCGAATTTTGTGTAACAGCAACACTTTGGGATTTTACACCAAAATGACAGCTTAGTCCCTCAATATCCGGGACTTTGGGATAATTAAAGCACTGTGATACAGGCAATCCATATCCAATAGAAACTTCTTCTTTCACAATATGATATATATCGCATTTATGGTCAAAAAAATCCTCAATACTCATAAAATCCCTCCTATAGCTTTCTCATTCGCATTGTTACGCCATTATTAGGTTTTGTTACGACAAACTCGTCAAGTAAAGCCGCCAAATCGAGACTTTGTGTAGTTATCAGCACGTTTTCAGCTGTATAACTGTAATCATCAAAGGTCTCCGACTTTTTCTCATTTGATGAGATATTAGAGTTATGAGCGTACGCCTCTGAAAGTATCAGCGCCGCTGTTTTTACCGCTGTTGGTATTTCCTCAAATTCCTTAAAATCATTATGAGTATAAGTAATGATATACTGTTCGGCTCTTGTTATATCAACATTCAGCTTTAAATCGCTTCTTTTTTTAACCGACTCTATGTCTGAATATTCTCTGACTTCATCAGGTGTAACCCACATATTTATCAACTCTCCTGCAGCTGTGTCATAGTTGGACTTCCAAGTTCAACCTCATCTGTTTTTGATATACTTAACTCTGTCTCCAATTTACTGATAATATCAGCCTTTTTTGTAATCCCTTTAAGACTAATATTGTTGTACGCCGCAAAGGTTTCCAATTCTGAGACATTCATTTCATCAAGTTTTTTATTTTTATTTGTCTCTTTGTCAGTATCTTCATTTTCTGAATTTTCTTCCGGCATAAGCTCAAAATAACCTGTAGCCACCGCTTTCTCAGCGATGGCTTTATCCTCAACAGCAACATAAGGATTTTCTTTCGAGGCTTTAACAATACCTGTATATGAAAGAGCCTTTTTGAGTTTTAATTTATATGACATAATATCCTCCCCCCTATTTCAAGCCCATAATAATCGCAGTTGCGTCCAGTTCCTCAATAATGGGGTCAAAGTCAAGATGAATTGCGTAAAAACGTTTATCCATCATAATAGCTTCCTTTCCCTCGACTGTTTTTCTAATCTGAGTATCATATGTGTTTACAACAATAAGATTTTTAGGGTCTGTGAGGATAATCTTATCATCAGACATAGACGGACACTCAATAGCAGGAATTTTAGCCGGAGCGTTATAAAGGCTCTCAGGAACAGCGCCTCCGGCGCCTACTACTTTATTGAGCAAAAACAACTCCCATTCCTGAGCACGTCTCGGCGACATCAGCCAGCGAAGTTTACCGTTATTGTATTTGTTCGGAAGTGTCCCAAGAGTTTTATAAAACAAATCAAGGCTCATAGAAGTTTCACTTGAAGCGTCATATACGTGACCGCCGTTTTTAATCTGCTTTATCCAACCGTCATTAACATAGAGAAAGTCGTGGTCTTCATCTGTAGGTTCCGCCTCCTCATCGCCGTTTAAATAAATATCCTCAAGGTCAACGCCCAGCTGCTGTGTCATAAGGTCTGTAACAGCCTGTTCAAAACTCTGACCCTCAATATTTTCTCTTAACGTTTCCTCTGTAATTTCCCAGGGAAGTCTAACAGCGGTAGTGGCATACTCAATCTGAGATGTTTTAACACTTGCTCTGTAACCATCGTCAAGATTTTCCGTCTTTTTCCTCAAAATACGTGAGGCGATGCCAATTTTATCAATCTCACCTGTTTTCGCCGTTCTCATTTCGTGACGCACAATAGGACTAAGATTTGTAACCTCAAACGTCTGTCTTATAAATTTACGTGCCTGTTCCGGATTGAGAAGTCCCCCTGAACTCAGTGTACCTGTCTCAATCGCCGCTTTTCTTATAATTTCACTGTTTCTCAGCATAAAAATTTCCCTCCTTGTTATTAACTATTAAAGAATTCCTTTCAAATAATGTGCTTCCGCTGCTTTTTCCACTTCACTTCCGTTAAGATTGCTTGGCAAACCTTTACTTTTAAGAATAGGCTCAACCGCCTTTTGAACAGCAGAAAAAACCATCTTTTGAATCTGTTCCCCGGTTGACGGTTCTTCTTTTGGTTTCATTGCCGCAGCGACAGCTTCGTCAATCATCTTTTTGAGTTCTTCTTTATTTACTGTAATTTCTCCTTCTTTTTCAGGGTTTTCAGGTATTTTTTCGTTTTCTGGTTCAAACGCTTTTTTTAACGCCTCCGATACAGACTCTTTAATAACGCTTTTCACTTCACTTTTTGTCATTGTTTTTTCAGCCTCCTTATTTTCTTTAACAATTTCCTCTTTTTCCTTATCCTCAAAAGAAGCAAGGAAAGTACCAAGATTATCATAAATATTTTTCAGCGTTTCCTTATTTCTTCCGCTTATGGACTTACCCGCTTTCTCAACAGGTTTATCCTGTGATATTCCAAGGACTTTTGCCAGTCTGGCAAGCAAGCCGGCCTTATCCTCTTCCTGTTCGTCAGACTTTTTTATATCACTCAATTTTGTATCCTCCTCACTGTAGTTTCCAAGTCCGCCCATACTAAAGCCTGTTATACCTCCGGATTCGATATCGTTCCACACCTCACCGTCAGGAATCTCAACGGTAATTAACCATGTGCCTTTTTTGATATTCTCACCATTTAGCTCAAAATCAGCTTTCGCAATCCAGCTTTCAACAACAGCGGCGTCTTCAAGAGGCTCAAAGCTGTGCTGTAAATCCACCTTGTCACCGTTTTTGGCAAACCAATAGGCAGCTTTGGTGATTTCTTCAGCTGTCATATAGTTTCCGTGGCTATCCTCCGCCATAGGCTCATACACAATGCCTGTAACATAATGATTATCCGAATCAGCCTTAACAATTTTTCCATAAGTGGTAAACGCCGCTTTGCCCTCTTCTTCTTTTTTCAGTAAAAACGGTTTTTTGTTAGCCGCTTTGTCTACCAATGAGACAAACTGAATTTTTGCGTCTGTTATTTCATATGCTTTTTTAACCTTTTTCAATTTTTTCACCTCCTTTTACCTACAAATTTTTACAGCAAAAAAGACGCTTGATTTTTTTCAAACGCCCTCTTTACAAATTATTTTTTTATGCTATAATTAAATTATAAAGGCAATCGTAAACGATTAGCCGACCGTAGTACTAAAAATAGTAGCTGACTGTCGCAAGTAGGGCTACTATTTTTTTGCATTCATTATGGCTACAACAATTAAGCCGAATGTAAAACATAACATCAAAGCCTCGTATGTAGTCATAGCGCACCACCTCCAATCTTTTCAAATTGGAAGCTCACCTCCCTCCATATAAA